CTTCGCTCGCGGTAGAACCGAGATTGGAAAGCGTAATGGTGAATGAACCAGCAGCAACGGCACTCACGCTGGCAACATAAGTGCCAGTGCTAGCGCCCGAGCGAACGGCTACCACAGGTACATCATTGAGGCCAACAAAAGAGTTGGTCACAACAAAGCTAACCTCAGCAGCGCCAGCAAGCTCGGCGTCGTCAGTAGTGATCTCACCAGCAGGCTTGTTGAGGGTGACCCCAGTAGCCTTGCTGGTTTCCTGGACGACAGCGCCGCCAGTACCTTCGGGATAACCAATCGCCTTGCCGGCGACAGTTTCAAAAATGGAAGCCATGATCAGTTACCTCAATCGAAGTTAGAGGTGTTTGTAGCCCGCACGATCCCAAGGTTCTTGAGTTCGTACACCTTCGACCAGTTACCAACCGTTGCCAGTTGAGCGCGGGTCGGGTTGGTGGTCGTCACGCCCCACTTAGCGCCAACTGGGTGGTAGCAGTAGTGCAGGTCGATCGACATGGCATCGCTCTTGGCGAGGATGTCACGGTCGGTTTCAGTCTGCATCCCCAGTTGCTCACCAGAGGCGACAGCGCCTTGGGTGAAGAAGTAGGTGGCGTACTCGGTGGAGGCGCCAGTGCCTTCGGTTTGCACATCGTCAGAGACGATCACGCGCAGACCCATGTAGGTCGGCACGGAGGTGTCACCGCCGTAAGCGCCAACCAGGCTGCCGCCAGATTGGGTGGTGGTGGTGCCGCGTGCATCAAGGGTGCTGACATAATCAATCGCCTTGCGCTCAACCAGGTCGTAGTAGACCTTCGAGTGCATGGCAACAGCAGCCAGCTTGTCGCCTTGATCGCCCAGCAGGCTGCGGGCTTCTGCAACGTGACGGGGGCTCAGCACGGTAGGGGTGTCGCCAGACTCGCCGTCAATGGTCAGACCAAAGAAGGCAGCAGACGAGCTGGTGGTGCCGAGGGTGCCGAAAACACCAGCAAGGCAAGACAGCAGATCCTTCTGACGTTGGTTGGCAACGTAATCAGCAATTTTGGCGCCGATGGCAGCCATGGGGTCGCTACCAGCAGCCAAGGCTGCAAGGTCGCGTGCCTCAAAGGCGCGGCCACGGTGCAGGATCACGCCAACTTGCTTATCAGCAGTGATCTTGCCGGGGGTCAGTGAGGTGCTGTCGGTCAGCACTTCAAAGTCGCCAGACAGGTTGGCCTTCCAGAAAGGCACGTTAATGAAATCACCACCCTCGGTTGCATTCAGCTCCGCCATGGGCTGCACCACACCGGATGCCAGGAAGGCATCACGTTGAGTGGTTTGCTCAATGACGTAAGGCGTAAAAATCTCGGGGATGATGATGTCAGAGCGAAGAGTCGCCATGATTCATCTCGGGAATTGGTTTACGGTGTGGGCGCAGCCCTTGCACCAGCGCAGCCGGTTGCGGATAGCTTAGCGTCCTGCAGCAGCTTTTAGCCGTTCGTACATATCACGATCGGTACGGAATAACCGTGACTGCTCGGTCAGGTTGAATGATTCCTGCGCAAATGGGTTCTTAATGCCTAGTGGCATCTCCCCACTGCTGCGACCTGATGGTGCACCACTGCCTTGCGGCTTGGGTTGCTTTTGCATCCATGCCGGCAGTGACTTGGCCCATTCGCTGACGGGTGTCCGCTGGTAACCATCGACTACCACAACGGTGCCATCAGGGTCGCGTTCGATCTGATCGCTGCTCAGCTTGGTCTTTAGCACCAAGTCGGGGTCGTGTACGATGTCGGCCAATGCAGTCACGGCTGGCGTGACGAGTTCAAGTTCACGGACGCGGCCTTCAAGTTCGGCAATGCGCTGGTCCTTCTGCGCCGTCGCCTCACGGAATTGTTGCTCCAGAGCTTGTCTTGCCTCGGAATATTTTCCTTGGGATTCAAGTTCAGCTTGCTCGGCACGTCGCTTGAACTCAAGTAGTTCATCGACATCAACGCCATCCGGTAGTTTCTTTGACTTAGCAGCACGCAATTCAGCAATCAGCTCTTGGTTCTTGCGTTCCAATGCTTCAACACTGCGTTGCAATGCTTCATTGTTGCCCCCGGTAGCCGCAGGCTCCTGGGCTTGTGTTTCGTCAGACATGGATAAGCCGCAGGCTTAATTACGCTGTCATCGTAATGGCGCGGCACGATTGTGTCAAAGCGTGAGTGGGACACCCCAGTTCGTCAACCATGGAATCAACTGATCAAGCAATGCCTTAATGCAATTGATCGCCACGAGGAGCTGTACCGCAAAACCGACAACGGCTGGCACGCTGCCAAGGCTCAGGACTTGCGGTGGTATATCTCTGAACTAAAGACTTGGATTCACGCGCAGGAGCGTGTTAGGTAATCATTTCCGCTTGGGTTTCTTGGCGGTCTTAGCCGCAGCCTTGAATGCAGCAGCGGTAGGACGACCCGATTCACCTTTGCGTGCCATGCGTTCGTTGCTGCCAGCTTCAATGCGCTTGCGCTTGGCTGCGATGTTGGCGTAGAGGCCAGGTTTCTTAGCCATCACTTTTTACCCTTTGGCTTGCGGGACTTTCCGGCTTTTGACAGCGCGATTGCGATTGCTTGCTTTTGCGGTTTGCCCGCCTTCATCTCCGCCTTGATGTTGGCTGAGATTACATCCTTTGATTTGCCTTTCTTCAACGGCATAACGCCACTCGCTAGGTTCACCCAGTTTAAGAAGGTCCGGCGATGCCCAAAACTGCGTGCCATCTTCGCGTTGGCATAGCACGGCATTAACCCATGCTTCGCCAATCAACGCTTCCACCGGATCACTGGTGATCAGGCCATTGGCAAAATGCCGAAGGCTAGGCAGGTCCATATCGTTTGCGGAGCTGCTCTAAGGTTAACTCTGAACCATCGTCGCGGACCAATTTGGCGATGGCAGCATCGGGGCCGTACTTATCCGCCAATCTACGGAAGTAGGGCGCCTTGCTGCCTAATGCCTGCTGTTGACGCGCCAGCACGTCTGCATTGGTTTCACCTGGCATCTTGTCTTTAAGCCATTTGCCGTATGTGGTGTTGATCGGCACTTGGCCGTCTTTGCTGGCGCGGGTTGCGGTGGTTGATGGCGGGAGGATGTCCGGGTCGATGATTGGTACGGTTGTCGAGCGGCAGTTGAAATGCTGCGGCGGCGTCGGCCCCTTGCCATATTCAAACTCTTTGCCATCTAATGCGCGGCAGATGGCGCTGGTGCGTGTGTCCAACGTGGCGACGTAGCGGTACTTCTTGGTAATGTCTTGGTTGGCTTCGTATACCTGCTGGCTGGCAGTATTGGCCACTTGGTTGATGCTGGTGCGCACCAGCGTGATGATCTGATTATCAGCAACGGCTGTCGCTTGCCCGCCTGCTGATACCAGTTGCCGGACGGTTTTGGCCTCCTCGCCAAATTGCAAGCTGCCAATCAGCCGCTTGGCAATATCTGGCGTGGTCTCACCAGTCAGCAGTCCTTGTCGCACCACCTGGCTAAACCGCTCAGCCTGATCGACGGCGACACCACGGAATGCCTTTGTAATTACCTCGCCATTGGGCAGCGTGATGGTTGCGCCTTGCGCTGCGGTCAGGCTGAATGTCTGCGGTGCGCCTTGCACTGCTGCAAATAGGTCATCGCTTAATGCGACTACATTGAGCTGCGTCGGGTCAGTTGTGACCACACTTTGCGCAAACTGCGGGCTGATCTCAACGGTGCGCACCGCATCACGGCTGCCCGCTGGCAACGCACGGCGCAACTGCTCGGTGACAAACTCGGATTGCAGCTCCGCCAATCCTTGCAGTTCCAGTGCGGTCAGCTCAGTTGCATCACCAGCCCAAGTGCCGAGGCTGTCTTTCAGTTGCGCCAAGATGCCACGCAACCTAGCCGCCTTGACTGGTGCAGCTAGATCATCAATGGCCCGCAATTGATTGACTGCATCAATGATGATGTCGTTATATGCATTGATAACACGCCGCGCCACGCTATTGCTATACCTGTTAAGGTCAATCGCATTGCGGTATAGCGACGCTGGTGTGCTCATTGGATAATGCCTAAATCCTTGGCGGCATACCCCGAGCGGATGCTTACATTGGCACCACGTTGCAATGCACTTGTAACAATTGCAGCAAATGCGTCATAGCCATTCTGGCCATCTTCCATCAGCACCATTTCATCAATCTCATCCGGCTTGCCATCGACATACCAGCTAACGCGGATGATCGCTAGGATCTCATCCGGCAGGTTGCTGACGTGATAATCAAGTTCCTGTTTCCTCGGCTTCCTCGGCCTCTTCGGTTCGATCATCACTGCTAAGTCGATTAACCAACTGATCAGGTTGTCTAGCAGGTTGTACATCCATCCCCGCATTAGCCGTGGCCTCCAGTTCTTCATCAACATCAAAGTCATCACCTAGCACCTCGCCATCAGACAATTGCTGCAGCAGGGTTTCTTGGGTGATGGTCCCTGCAGTGTAAAGCTGCAGCAGGCTGTTGATCTCCTGCGGCTCCAGCCTGGTGCCCATAAAGTCACGATTAACGCGGCAGCTACCAGCAGCTTCGTTTTGGCCAAGGTACTGCGCATGAAACTGCAGGCAGTTGTCGATCATGTCCTGCATGTTCTGCGCAATCACCATCATGGTGCTGTCGCCTTGGCTGCGGTTAATGCGCTTGGCTTCGGCGGTTTCAGCCGTCAGCTTCTGGCCCAGCACTGCCGACAGGCCAAGTTCATTGATCTGCATTGCAAGCGCTTCAAGCCGCTTGAACTGATATTCGTAGCTGGTGCCACCGGGTTCGATGTACTCAGCGCGGCCTTCAGCAGGAAATGCAATAGCTTCGCCCGGACCGGCAGACACCTCCTCGGCGCTACTGGGGAAACCGTAAAACGCCAGCATCGGCACTGCTGAGATGTGCAGTTGATTATCGAGGTCTGACTGGATCTGGTAGGTCTTGAGGTTCAGCTCTGCAATATCCTCCAGCGGTGGCCGTGACTCCATAAAACCAATGCGGTTAGCGTAGGCAATGCTGAATGGGATCTCGCTCAGGCTGGTGCGGCCCTCGTCAACAATTTGAAAGTCGCCCTTGTCGTCCTTTTGGTGGATCTGGTATTCACCAGGCGTTAGTACCCGCACCTGTTGCACTACCTTCTCGCCATACAAGCCATCGGGCACACTGGCCAGCTCCTGGAGCCGGAGCATGGTCAATTGCTGCTTGCCTTCGTTGGTTTCAGTGCGCCAACCAAGGATTTGGCGTGGCGTGTAATTCACCCAGTAGGGTCGACCCCCATCAGCCGGTGCATCCACCAATGTACCAACGTGGCCATAACGGACCATTTTGCGCGCGGTTTCATACGTCCAGACATTGAGGTCATTGCCATTTAGGTCAACATCAAACAACTGCTCGGTAATGGTGTCACTGGTATCAACCAGCCGCACCGGCTTGCGCGTCAACATGCCAGCCAGCAACCGCTCCAAGCGCTGGTAGTACGGCGGGCATACGCTGCGTGCTAGACGGTTGTCGTAGGACTCGTCTAGTTCGCGGGGCTCTTGCGGCAGGTAACGGCGATGCTTTTGCCGCATCCCAAAGGTGCCCTGCAGCAGGTCTTCAATCAGAATCCAATGCGCCTCTTGCGCATACCATGCAGTATTGGGGTCCTGTACACGGGTGACCTTACGCTCAGCCGTAGGGCGGTCGTAGTAATTGAAACCCGTGTACATGTGACCCCGT